CTCTTCATCACATACAGGTCCTATTGATTTTCTCCACCTAAAACCTATAACTTGATCTTGTGATTCTGCATTAGATCCTGTCTTGTATTCGTTTTGCCTTACTTCTGTATACATTTCCCAGCTGCCTTGGTCACATGAGTTTGTACCATCATTTAAATATTCATTACGTGCCTCAGCTGCTGTAATAAATAAAAAACTAACGATTAAGATCTTTAATATCGTACGCATGTTCTCTTACTTGGTCTGCTAATTGTCTATATAAATTTTCTGCCATTTCCCATGTTGCTTCAGCTGCGGATAATCTTGTGGCAACTTCAGTTAATTTATCTTCTGATACTTTTAAGTCTCTTTGTAAATTAATAATGGTTTGTTTGTTGGCCTCTATGGTATCAGTTAAACTTAATACATATCTAACTGATGTAAATGTTCCAGCTAATATCGCAGCAACCACGGGCACAATTACTATATTCTTTTTTACCCACTCAAATTTTGATAATTTATTTTTAGTTTTGGCTGCCATTTGTGTATCTCATTTCTCTGTTTGCATCTTTTAATTTTTCAATATCAACCAATACTTTATCCATCTGCCCTCTTAAAAATTGTATGTTAACTTTATTTAATGCCATTGACTCAATGTGTTTGTTAAGCTTGTCTGTGGTTTTATAAAGATCTTCGATCATCATGAATTGTTCAGAATCCGCGGGCAGTGATCCTAGTTGTCCACGTGGCCATTTGATTCTAAATTCTGTGTTCTCATTTAGATCTTTTTCCATTATCTGTATACGAGTGTCTGCAATATTGAGACGTTCTAAAATTTGGAAGTAACCCATTGTTCCAAGAGCAACGATTATTATTAAACTAGCAACCGTTTTCATCGGCATTTGTACTGCCGCTTCTTCAGATATGTTTAAAGGTTTCTTGCTCATCTAGTTGGAATATATCCTGGTTCCATAAAAAAAGCTAGTAGACATAACAAAATCACGAGTATTGCCGTGAAGTAGTAATTCATAACAGCCTCCAATCATTTTTTCTTTTCCTCTATTTCGTAAAAGAAATTA